CTGCGCGCGGCGCTCGACCGCAACGGCATTCCGCACATGCCGAACCCGAGCCATATCGTTCCGGTGATGGTGGGCGACGCCTCCAAGTGCAAGTGGATCTCGGACCTGCTGCTCGACAATTTCGGCGTCTACGTCCAGCCGATCAACTACCCGACCGTGCCGAAGAAGACCGAGCGCCTGCGCATCACGCCGACGCCGCTGCACACCGATGCCGATATCGAGCATCTGGTCGGCGCGCTGCATGCGCTGTGGTCACGCTGTGCGCTGGCCCGCGCCGTCGCCTGATACGCAGAGACGAAGCGGTTACCCGACAAGCCCGGCGGCCACCCGCCGGGCTTCTTCGTCTGCGGCGAAGACGTCGTCCATGGAGGAGGCCGGCGGCAGGTGGCTGAGCCTATCCATCACCGCTTCGGCGATATCCGCCATGGCGAGGAAGCCGATGCGCCCCGCGACGAAGGCATGGAACGCCACTTCCTCGGCGGCATTCATCACCGCGCCCTGCAGGCCGCCGCGCGTGAGCGCCGTGCGGGCCAGCCGGAGCGCCGGGAAGCGCGCCTCGTCCGGCGCCTCGAAATCGAGCCGCGCGAGCTTTGCGAAATCCAGCCGGTCGACATTGAGCGGCGAGCGCTCGGGATAGGTCAGCGCATAGGCGATGGCCGTGCGCATGTCCGGCGCGCCGAGCTGCGCCAGCACCGAGCCGTCGACATAGCCGACCATGGAATGGATGATCGACTGCGGATGCACGATCACCTCGATCTGGTCCGGCCTGACGTCGAAGAGATGCTTCGCCTCGATCATCTCCAGCGCCTTGTTGAACATGGAGGCGCTGCCGATGGAGATCTTGAAGCCCATCGACCAGTTGGGATGCGCCCGTGCGATGTCCGCCGTTACGCCCGCCATCTGCTCGCGGCTCCAGGTGCGGAACGGGCCGCCCGAGGCCGTCAGCACGATGCGCTCGACGGCATGGCGCTGGTCGTCCTCCATCGCCTGGAAGATCGCGCTGTGCTCGCTGTCGACGGGAATGAGCCGCCCGCCGCCTTCCGCCACCGCCTTGACGAAGAGGTCGCCGGCCGAGACGAGGCATTCCTTGTTGGCAAGCGCGATATCCGCGCCTTTCCTGGCCGCCGCCAGCGTCGGCGCAAGGCCGGCCGTGCCGACGATCGCCGCCATCACCCAGTCGGCATCCGCGGAAGCCGCCTCCAGCAGCGCCTCGCGCCCGGCCGCCGCCTCGATGCCGCTGCCCGAAAGCGCATCCTTGAGCGCGCCGTAGCGGCTCTCGTCCGCCGTCACCGCCAGCCGCGCGCCGCAATCTTTGGCCTGTGCGGCGAGAAGATCGACATTGCCGTTGCCGGTCAGCGCCAGCACCTCGTAGCGCTCGCGCCCGCCGAGCTGGCGCACCACGTCGAGCGTGCTGGTGCCGATGGAGCCTGTCGAGCCGAGAATGGTGATGCGGCGCTTCGGCCGCGCATCGGGAGCCATGGTGATTTCCGCGTTTTCTTGTTATCGAGCAAAAGGCTCTACAGGCGAAAGACGCCTGCAACAAGTCATGGAAATGCTGTAAAGCAAGGGCACGGCTCCTCTTCTGGAGCCCATGGCTTGACCTTTTCGCCCGGACGGCCATAACGTCCCGGCAAAGCGGCATTCCGCGCTGACGCGATTGGAGAAATTCGTGCACCGACGCCTGAGAGTATGGACCCTCGCCTGCCTTGCCTTTCTGGCGGCAGTTCCGGCCTATGCCGACGAGCCGGTCCCGGGCGGTCTCGGCGGCACCTGGCTGGCCGAGGATATCGGCGGCAACGGTGTCATCGACAACCTGCAGACGACGCTCGAGATCAAGCCGGACGGCTCCTATGGCGGCAATGGCGGCTGCAACACCTATCGCGGCAAGCTGAAGGTACAGAACGGCAACATCGCCTTCGCCCCCGCCGCCGCCACGCGCAAGATGTGCGCCCCGGCCATCATGGACCAGGAGCAGAAGTTCTTCGATGCGCTCGGCACCGTCACCTCCTGGAAGCTCGAGAACGGCATCCTGCACCTGACGGGCAAGGAAGGCGCCCCGGCGATCCGTCTTGCCGGCCTCAAGAACAACACCGACATCGTCATCCGCCTGCCGGGACCGGAACAGAGCGTGGTGCGCGAGACGCTGAACTACCAGTGCGACGCCGATCAGCGCATCAGCGTCGAATATATCAATGTCGGCGCCAATTCGCTGGCCGTCGTGCGCATCGGCGAAGAGACGGTCATCGCCGCCAACGTCATGGCCGCCTCCGGCGCGAAATATGCCGGCGGCCATTACGAATGGTGGACCAAGGGCGACGAGGCGACGCTCTACGACCTCACCCGCGGCGAGAACGCGCCTGGGGTCACCTGCCGCAAATCCGGCTGAGGCAGCACCGGGGGAGAGAAGCGCATGCCCACATTCCGCGTCGGCCAGAAGGTGGTCTGCATCAACGACCGCTTCAAGAACGTCTCGATCGACCAGGGCATCCGCAAGGGCCAGATCTATACGGTCCGCTGGGCCGGCCACTACCGCCATTATGTCGACGGCGATTTCTACGGCATCAAGCTGATGGAGCTCTACCGCGGCAACGACGACGGCCCGGAAGGCTACGGCGCCGTCGACATGCCCTTCCGCGCCAGCCGCTTCCGCCCGCTGGTCTCGGATCGCATCCGCAACATGCTCGGCATGAAGGCCCCGCAGCCGAAGGTCGTCGCAAAGCCCTCCATCGTCCCCGCCGTGCGCGCAAGGCCCCGCGTCGTCACGCCCGAGCGCGAGACGGAAGACGTCTGACAATCCTCTTCGGAAAAAATGGTGATCCCGCCGCGATTCGAACGCGGGACCCCCAGATTAGGAATCTGGGCCTAGCCTTTGATTTCATTCCTATGCGTTCCTACCACAATCGCGTTCCCGGGTTTTGCTCGGGAACGCCTCACGGCGTCGGAACGATCGAGCGCGTGACGAGCGCGAGGCACGGGACATTGGCCGTCGCGAAGGCGTTGGACGCATGCGTGTTGCGGAACCGCACCTTCACCGTGTCAGCGGCCGATACCCAGCAGGCCAGCACGGCGATGTTCGTCGGCGGCTCCATGTTGAAGGAGACATGATCGCCCAGCGCCGCACCTGTCACGGTGATCGAGCCGTCAGCCTCAGCGCCGGCCGCAAGGTTCGGCACGGCGATGTTTCCCGCGTAGCGATAGTGGTGCGTGATCCTGGCGCCGGTCGGACGGAGCTTGGAGAACGGAGCGCGCTTGTCGGGATTGCTCGGGTCGCTGGTGTCACGGACATAGAGCAGGTCGTTGTCGGCGACGGAATCGATCTCGTCTTTCTCGGTGATCTTGCTCATTGCGTCGTGCCTCGCTTCGCTTCGAGCGCCGCCAGCGATCGCATGATTGCCTTCTGGTCGTCGCGCATTTCCTTTAGGGTGTCATCGGTACGCTTCATGTGGCTGTCGAGATCGACGCGCCGGACGTAGCCGTTCGACATATCGTCGCGCGTCCGACTGATCCTGTCATGGAGCTGGTCATCGCCTTCCTTGATGGCCTTCTGCAGTTCCTTCACTGCGCCGTCGATGCGATTGCCGACAGAGCGGAAGGCTCCAAACGCAAAGCCTCCAACAGCGAGGATGAAGGTCAGGGCGATACCGACGAGCCATTGCAATTCACCAGTCGTCATTGCGCACGCTCTCCATGCTGCCGACATTCTTCTTTCGTCCAGACGGCGCCGGCGCAGAGTCCGACGGCGGTCCGATCGATCTTGCGCTGATCGGCTGCCGTCGCCCCGCGTGCGCCGATTAGGTCAGTTCCCACGACGCGGCGCAGGCCCGTCGCATCGATTGGCGCCGAAGTTCCACAGCCCGCCACCATCAAGGCACCGATCATAAGCGCTGCGAGCACCGTCAGCCGCGTTGCCTGCTTCATTGTTCTGCCTTTCGATGGAGGTGCGGACGCTCTCGGCGCCCTGGTCGCGGATCTCGACATAAAGCCAGATGAGGGCCGCGGCCGCTGCGGCCCCAATGATGACCTTCGACCAGTCGATCACGCCTCGAACTCCGTCTTGAGGTCACGAACCGCCTTCGCCAGGTCGAAGCGGCGCTTGATGGCATAGATGGCGAACAGCGTGACGATGCCGACGATGACGAGCTGCACCCGCCAATCCTGAAAGACCGCGAGCACCGGCACGAGGATGGTCGTGATGATCCACTGCCATACCGTCTTCGACTTCATGGGCGACTGTTCGAGCTCGCCCGGATCGGCCACAACCGGCTTTTCGACGACGACCGGCTTCGGCTTGGCGGCAGATGCCTCGGCGCGTGCGATGGTGAGCACCTGATCGAGGAGTGCCTCGACCTTCTCCGGCTTCACCAGCGCCTTGTTGAGGCCGTCGCCGGCATAGAAGGACTGGCCGCGGGCAACGGTTCGCTTCTGCCCCTGCGCCGGCGCGAGAACCGGGAACGATGCCCATTCCTGCGCAAGCCGCTTGCCGAACTCGGTGCGATCGATCTTGCCGGCGACGAACAGGTCGTAGCCGCGCCGCTGGAGAAGCTGGAAGCCAAGCTGGTCCTGAAGCTCCGGCGCGAACAGGTCCTTGCCGCTGATCGAGGGATTGGCCTTGGCGAGATCGATCAGCGTCGCACGCATGAACTGGTAGCCGCCCGCAGCGCTGGAGCCGTGGCTCTTCGACCATCCCCGCTGGGCATCGATGATCTCGCCATAGGTCATGGAGGTGAGTGGCTTCGCAAGCTTGGCCTGCTTGTTGGCATAGATCACGTCGTAGGACGCGCGATCATCACGGCCAACTTCGGTCTTGCGAATGAAGGAGAGGAGCAGCCGGGCTGCTTCGGGGATCGCTTTGTGCGCCATGGAATTCGCCTCATCGTTTGAGGCGATAATCCCCGTCATACCGGGAAGGCGCAAAGCACAGCCGCACCGGCCAAGAAGGTTCGAATTGACCGACGACTTGCTGTTTCGCTATACGTCGACCGCTTTCGACCCGAACAAACTGGGGCTCGCCAAATCGATGGACCTTAAGAAGATCGCGAACAGCCAAATCGCGAGATACTATCTATTTGGCCTAGTTAACAATGGCGTCGGTTATGCATTGTTCTTGGCCTTGCTCCGGATCGGAGTCGGCGCAAAAACAAGCTATACGGCTCTGTATATCGTCGGAATGACCGCAAGCTTCCTGTTTAACAGGAGGTATGTTTTCATGTCAGAGCGTGATCCGAAGTGGGGATATGTGCTGGTTTGGGCAACCGCTGGAGCCGTCTACCTGACCAACATCGCCATCCTCGTCTTCTTTGTTGATTTGCTAAAGTGCCGCCCGGACATTGTGCAAATCATCGCGATGGTGTTCATATCGGCTCTTCTGTTTCTATGTAACAAATTTATTGTGCACCGTTGAACGGCATAAGGGTCGCGGAGGAGTCACCATATGGCATGGCTGGGTTGGCTGTTGATGATAATGGCCGCAATCACCATTTTCGTGGGGTTCGTTGCGTACCAAATTATGCGCGTTGTCTCCGTTGCCTCGGGGCAAGATCTAACAGGCATAGACAGTGAGAAGCGCTCATAAAGACGCACACAGCCGCCAGAAGTCGTCTACCTGAGCTTCCGTCATGGACTGCGCCATGGCGAAGATCAGCACGAGCGGATGCGAGCGAAAGAATGAGCCCGCGCCGAGGAGGAGCATGGTTGCTTCGAAGGCGGCTTCCTCATCCACCATGCCGTCAACGATGCCCTGCATCGCCTCCGGGAGCGCCGATCCCTGGATGAAGGTAATCGCTTCCTGCTTTGTGATCAGGCCGGCGACCGCGAGACCCTGGCAGAACTGACGGCGGGAGATTTCCTCGGACACAGGTTCCGACACGACAGGAGCGACCCATTCACCGTCGCGAAGCTCGAACCCGGCGAAGACATGGTCGGGCACTTCCACCCACTCGAGCTCGATGAAACCCTCTTCATTGCGATCAGGGTAGAAAGAAACGGCATCGACAATACCATTCTTGAGCTTCACATACTTCTGCATCTTCGCGCCTCCAATCACGCCACGGCCTTGAGAGTGCATGTCAGGTAGCATTCGTTTGTGCCGTCGCTGCCTGCTGCGCCTCTGGACCCGCCTGACGACGTGGCCTTATCCTCGAAACGATAGGTTTTGCCCGCGACGACGCGCGCATTGATGAGCGCAACCGAACCCGTGCCAGTCGATGAAATGGCCGTTACCGACTTCGCCGCGACGACGCTATCGGTGACATTATACAACCTCACATAGTTCTGGCCGCCGCCAGTGAAGACGCAGGCCGCCGAGAGGATGCAGTCAGCAGTAGCCGTGAACGTATCCGAGGAGATCGAGACGAGAGCTTCCGGATCATATACCTCCGTGTTCAACGGACGGGTCGTGTAGGAAGAGTTCGACACAGAGCCGCCGGCCGTGCCGGATGCGCGCTGATCTTCGATGATGGCAAAGCGGCTGATCGAGGAGAGTGAAATGTCCTTGTCCGGCATGATGATCTTGCGATCCGCCGTCAGCGCCGTAGCGTCGAACGTCAATGCTCGCGGTGTGCCGGCCGCGTTGAACAGCTTGAACGTAGCGGCTGCGAACTGCGCGTTGGCAATCGTCCGCGCAGTCTTGAAGATGCCTGCGATTAGCTCCGAGATCAAAACGCTGACGAGGGCCCCGGCCGACACGTCATAGACGCCAAGCTTGTCATTGTCGGCGAGGTTCGCGCCGGTCAGCGCAGGCGCCGTGTTGATCGCGTTGCCGGTCACATCGCCATTGCTGAGATACGTGCGGAACGACGAGCCGTCGCCCTTGATCAGAACGGACGTGCCAGTCGGAACGGTGATGGCCGTGTTTGCTCCATCGATCAGTTCAGCACCGGTCGGTGCGATGGACAACGCGCCGGCGTTGATGTTTTTGAAGATCGCGACGAACTTCGAGGTCAGCGATGCAGCGGCGCCGAGCGTAAAGGTGATTGCAGTCGCCTTGTTCGCGATCAGCATCTTGCCCGCATCGGAAGCGACGACAGCATAGTTGTCCGTCTTGATCTCTTGGGCGTACCCGAGAGAGCCGTCGTTTTTCTGGTCATCGCGCGCCAGCGGGACGCCGCCGGCGGTCGATCCGTCATGGACAACGGCGACCTTCTTCGACGTGTCGACGGTGATCTCGCCAATGGCGCCGGTGAACGTAGCATGCTGCGCGGTCGAGCCTCGACGGTGCTGAATCTGTGTCGCCATCAGAGGGTACCCCAGTCCTGATCGAAGAAAGTGAGCGGATCGGTGACAGATCCGAAGTCGTAGCCGAGCCCATCAACGAACCCGATGAAGCCGGCGGTCGCCTGCTCGACGAGCGCCTGAGCCTCCAACTCCGCCTCTTGCGCATCCTGCGCGGAGGCACCGGCAGCGTTTGCGAAAGCACCAGACTGCACCGCGGACGCTGCAGCATTCTGTTCGGAAAGAGCAGCGGCAGCGGCAGCGTTCTGCGCGTCCTCGACGGCATCCTGAATGCCGCTGTAGCTCGGGCCGCCCTCGATGCGATCCCCATTCATGACGAGTACAGATCCCGAGGGAATGCCCCCCTCGATGCCATACCCATCGCTATCGAACGGCGCTTTCACCGCGCGCCGGGAGTCCCGGCAGGCTTCCTGCGCCTGCCCCGCCAGCGTGTCGAGCGCAAGGTTCTGCTGCCAGACAGGGATCGGGCCGCCGTTGGTGAACCGCGTATTCCGGCGCGGCGAACGCGAGCCGACGACGAGAACATCGCCGATCAGGCCGGTGGCGAAGATCACCTTGGCGTCGTTTGATACGCCTTCGACGTAGGTGGCACTGACGGTGAAATCCTCGCGCTTGACGCCATCGTGAAAAACGGAGAGGTCGGTATCGTCGAATACGGGGAAGTCGGCCTCGAACGTCGTCGTCGCGACGAGAGGCTGATAGGACGTGACGCGATCATCTGGCAGCGTGGTGCTCATGCTGCGGAGGATGCCGGGACGCGGCACCCCTCGCAAAGCACAGACTACCGGCCAATTGCATTCCCAAGGTCAGGTGCGCGCTCAGGCGTGAAATCGCCCGGCCGCCACCAGAAGGTCTGACCGAAGTCCTTCTTCATGCGTCGCTCGTACCGCGCGAAGGACTGCCGATAATCGGGATCGATCATCGCCTGGATGTTGTCGAAGATCAGCCGGTCCGTCGCCATCTTCGTGAACCATAGGGACGAGCCGGGCGTCCAGCCCTTGATGTGCTGCGCGAGCGTCTTGCCCTTGAGTTCCTTCGTGCCGGCAAGCCACTGGGCGACATCACCTGTCGCGCCGATCACCGCGCCCGGAGCGGGACCGGCAACAAGCTGCGTGATGCCCTCGCCACCGCGAGAGACCGAGGAATTCACGAAGTCGCCGAGCATACCAAGGCCGCCGCCACGGATCGCGGCCTCTGTCCAGAAATTCGGGTTATCCATTGGGTTCATGTTCACCGGGTCTTTCCCGGCGATGAGCGACTGCATCTGCACCATCGCCGCGCCGCTCAACGTCATCAGCAAGAAGAGCTGTGTCGTGCGGTAAGCCCGGTTCGCCATGTCGCCCTGCGTCAGCGCGCGCATCATGTGCGTCATCATGAAGGTCATCGGGAAGGACTTGAACTGGGTGGCGGAACGAACGACCTCGCCGAGCACCGTGCCGCGCTGGAGGCCACCAGCCATCGCACCACGAATACGGGCGTCGGGTTCGATCACGGCGAAATGCCGCTCGTCGATCACTGCCGACATCAGCCTGTCCGCCAGGCGCTGGTCCTCGACGCCGTTCACATCGAAGAAACGTGCGCCCTCCGCCTGAAGCTGCGGTGCCACCCGCAGACGGTCCCACTCGTCGGGCGTGAAGCCGTACCGGTCAAGGAACCCCCGGAAGGCAGGGTCAAGCTTCTCGAACGTGCTGTCCGCCTGCCGCGCGATGAAGCCCATGAACTCCATGGACCATGCGCGCTTAAGACCTTCCGTCCACACGTTGATGCCCGAGAGGCGCATCAGCGCATCTGCCGTCCGCCCGGTGATACCGTCGCCGATTACCTCGTCGTCGAAACGCTTGGTGCCGATGGCGGTATCGAGCACCGAAGCCGCGGTAAGGTTCATCTGGCGGGCAAGCTCTTCGGCGCCCTCCCGGTTCGTCGTCAGATCCTTGACAAGGCGCGCGATGACGGCGGCGGCCGGGATGCCGTTGTAGTTGGCTGCGAGAGCGGCCGTCACCGTGTCGCCCGGCAGAGCGGCAATCGTCGCCGACCCGAGCCGGGCGGCCGTCTGTATATTGCGTATGCCGCCACCGATGCCGGCGATAAGCTCGGATTGCGCCATGCCGAGCCGGCCCGACAACGCGTCATAGGTACGCTGAACCGCCGCCGGGCTGTTCATGCTGATCCGGCTGGCGACCTTCTGGCCGATGGTCTTCGCCGCATCGTCCTCGCGCGCGGCGGCGAGCAGCTTCTCGAACGTCTCCTGATAACGCGGGCCAAGAACCTCGACGAACGCGATCTCCTTCCCCATGCCCTGGAGGTGGCCCATCATCGTATTGAAGAGGCCGCCGTCGCCGACGCCGTATTTTTTCATGAGGCGCTTGTAGGTTTCCGGGTTCTCGAAGCGGAATACGCGAAGCTGATTGGAGAAGCCGCCGGCGCCGGTGCCCTGCCCGCGCCCGAGAGTGATATCCTTGAAGGCGTTCTGGATGATGCCGGGCACCGCGGCGCGCGGCGCGTCTCCCCATCCCTGCTTGTCGATCACGCGCAGATTGCCGGCGTCGTATTCGGCCCAGAGGTCGTCGAGGAAAGCGCGCTCGCCGAACTTCTTCACGCGCGAGGAATCCCACGACTGCGGGAGGCGCCAATCGTCGAGGACGGACAGCGGCTTGCCGCCGCGCTTCACCCGGTCGACGGCATACTTCGTCGCATCGGCGAATCCCTTAGCGGCCGCCTTCGCCGCCACGTCGCCAGTGTCGACGCCATAGAGCTCATCGACGACGTTCCAGATCGTTTCCGTGTCCTGCCGAAGGCCGGCCATCGTCGACTTGTACGGCTCCATTGCGCCATCGACGATCTTCAGGAGGCGTTTCGTCACGCCCTCCGTATGCGCCTCGATGTTGATGGCGTCGCCCATCGCCGCGCCGCCCTCCCAGTTGTCGCGGACGAGGACGGAGTGCAGGCCGGCCGCCTTCCCCTGCGGATGCCGCGCCATGCGTTCGCCGACCTCTGTTTGCCGGATCGCCTGCTTCGCCGCCTGTAGTTTGCGCTCCTGCGCCGCCTGCATCATCACGCGAGCCGCCTCAAGCGCGCTGGCGGCATCGGCGGACGCCGGCCCCATGTTCGGATAAAGCCGCTCCTGGATGCCCTCATGCAGCGCGAGGGCGTCATCGGCCTGCTTCTGGGTGATACGCTTCGCCGTGACGAGCCGTGCAAGGCAATTCTGGATGCTCATTCTGCGGCGCTCCCCAAGGTGCAGGCTTCGATTTCCTTGCCGGCGGCGATCTCTTCGTCGGCCTCACGCATGATCTCGTCGAGGCTTCGCTCGCCGCGACCGTCGCCGAGGTCGATCATGATGGGTTCGACGGCCTTCTTCGGCGCGGTGTCTTCGGTGATCGGCCCGAGCTGAGCGGCCTCATTGTCAGCGATCAACCGCTCCGCATCCATGATTGCAGCTTCGGCGGTCTCGGGCGCTGCCTCAATCTCTTCGATCCGCTGCGGCGTCAGGCGTTCGTCGGCGACGCGATAGAGGTCATCACGGCCGACACGCTCCAACGAACCCTTGAGGATATCCGGTGCAGTCAGCGGATCGCCGATCAGGCGCGGCCCGGCGTCGTTCTTCATGGCCTCATCGGCATAATCGCGAAGGAAGGACGCAAGGCGAGCGCGGCCGACCGGACGCTTCATCTCCGCATCGGAGAACATCGCTCGCGCCATGATCTTCGCCAGCTCGCCGGGGCCGCCGAACATTTCAGCCTGGTTGACCAGATCGGAGACGGCGCGGCCTTCATCGCGGGCGCGCATGACGAGCTGCACCGCCTTGACGAGATCGTCGGTGATGTCCATTCCGGCCGGGATTTCCCCGCGCGCAACGGCATCGCGCATCTTCGCCCACGGCCCGGCGCTGTCCGACATCGCCCCGCCGATCGCCTTGATGTTGTTGTCGGTGTCTTCGAGCGTGCGGCCGAGAAGAGCGGGTTCACCATAGGCGCGCCCCATCAGCGCGGCCGTGATCCGGCGGTTGCCCTCCTGCGAGAGGATGCCGTTACGGTCGATGAGGTTGCCCTGCTCCGCCCGGGGTAGCCGAGCCATGAAGCCGCGCGTGAAGCCGGCGTTACCAGCGCCAGCGATATCTCCATCGGCAAGGCTGTCCAGCATGGCGGTGTCGATCATGCGGGCATCGGCGAGGGCCTGCTCGGCGGCGCCGAGACGCATTGCGGTCGAGCGGTTCGCAGCGGTCACGAACCCGACGCGATCCTCAAGCTCGGTGACGCGCCGGGCGATCAGAACCGGATTGTTGATGCCCTCAACGTCGAAGTTCTGCGCGCGCAGGAAATTGCGATAGTTCTCTGCCGGCACGCCGCCGTTCTGATAGGCCCGGCGCAAGGCGAGCACACGGCCGTTGCCGGATTCGACAAGGCCGTCGAGACCAACGACAGGCGCGCCGGTCCCGGCGTCGGTGGAGAAGCCAAGGCGTTCCGGCTGGAGATTGGCCGCGATGCCGGCAATCTGATCCTGCGACATGGCGCGGGACCGATCCCGCGGCTGGAGTTCCTGCGGGAAATCGGGGTTGATGGAAAGGTCATCGCGGTTCGACGTGATCAGGCTGTCCGCATCGACGACTTCATACCGGACGCCGATGCTGTTGCCGTCGGCGTCATAGACGCGCCCCGGGCGGGCGTTCGACTGAAGGAACGCCTCCGGCGGCAACTCCACCGGCCGCCCGACCGTGATGTCATCGACGGCCTTCTCCAGCGCGGCACGATGCGCGTTGTCGCCGGCCATGGAGCGCTCGAAGCGACTGCCGGGGATTGCCGCCTCGCGATTCAGAACGTTGCCGGCGTCCTTGATGTGCCGCGGCCATTCGCCGGTCTTCGCCCGGTGCCAGATATTCGCAATTCCCTTGAGCCCGCCGCCGATGACCGCGCCGCCGACGCCGGCCGCCAGAACTTCGGAAAGAGCCTCCTGCGTCGAGAATGAGGGATCGAGCCGGCTTTTTCGTTCCGCCGTTGCGGCTTGAATGACCGTCTCCGATACCGCGTTGACGAAGAATTCGGTGACCGCTACTCGCAGAAGCCCTGCGGCCGCAGACGCGCCGAAGCCCGAGCTAAGGAGATTGACGGGATCGCTGATCCCTCCCCCGATCGTCCCGGCTATACCGCCGATGCTGGATCCGATTCCAGTCGAACGCCGCTCTAGCGCTTGAGCCTGCCGACGATACCCCATCGCCACATCGTCAGCTTTCTTGACAAGCTCTTCGTCAGACGGGAAGACGAGGTCGCTTTCCGGATTGTCCGCCTTCCACTGGCCGAACTGCTTGCGTGCGACGTCAAGGGCATTCGCATTTATGCTATCCGCCCAGCCGGGAAGACGCTGCCCACTCTCCTTATAGAACTGCACCTGAAAATCGTTCTGGACTTCCAGCGCGTTTCGATGACTGGCGCCTGAGGTGGAATAGTTGGCGAATGCGTTGAAATCCGCAGCGAGGCGCGCAGCGAATCCGGGATCGATACCTTCGAATGGTCGACGTGCCGCCACCTGCAACGCCCCGGCCATTTCCTTCTCATCGACAAGAAACGCCATCACTGCCCCCTGAGATCGAGAACGAACACCGAATTGAGGTCAGCGCCGCCGCCCGGGTGCGGAGCGGCCCGCATCGCGTAGGTCGGATATTCCGGATTGCCGAACTCAAGGACATAGCGCCCGTCGGCGACGGCACGCAGGCGTCCCTCGTTGCGGAGATCGGATGCGGATACCGGCTGGCCGGTCGATGTAACCGCGCCGGCGAGGGCCGTTGCGCTGAGGCCGCCGAGCAGGGAGTCGAAATCGCGCTGGCTCATCCCATACCGCGGCGCGATGACAGTATAGCCGTTCATGTCGACGAGGCCGCCGGTGACTTCGTTGATCGCGGTCTCCATGCGGGTGTCGTCGAGCTCGCCCGACGTGTCTCCCGCCTGATGGGAGAGATCGGCATAGCGAGCGGTGGCCGCCTCAAGCACGGACTGGCGCGCACCTTCGAGCGTCGGCCCGAATGCCTGGATCGGAAGCAGCGCGTTGATCGACTCCGCGTTGCTGTCCGTCTTTCGAGGAGCGAGGAGAGAATTCTCCTTCATGAGCGCCTGGCCGCGGAGGATGCTTTCGGCCACCTCGGGGTTCTGGTTCACGAGCGCGCCGGCGGCGGCCATGACCTTCCCGTCGCCCTTCGACGCGATGGCATTCAGCGTCGCGCGGTAGGTCTCCGTGTTCAGGTTCGTCGCCATCGAGCCGAGCAGGTTGATCGCGTCGGCCGGGGTCGAGGACGTCAGCGCGCGGGAAACCTGATCCTGCATCTGCGGCGGCAACGCGGAGATGTTGCCGACCACGCCCCGCGCCTGAAGCAGGCTCACGCTTCGCTGAAGGGACGAAAAGGTTTGCCCCCATTTTTCCGAATTCCCAAGATCAAGGGTGGGCGATGGAGGAATCATTCCAAGACGGGCACCCTGCCCAAGCGGGTTATCTCTCCATGCGTTCGCGGACGCTTCCGCACCACGGCGCGCGGCGTCAACGATTTGGTGCTCCGCAAGGGAGGCGCCGTTCGAGACGCCAGCTTCCATTGCGCTGAGCACGGCTTCGGCTTCTGCCGGATTGGCGGTCTGGAACTGCTTGAAAGCATCGCTTTGCGAGAAGAGATCCGCGTATTCGCGACGCAGATTCTGATCATCAACGAGAGCAAGCTGACGGGTGAGCAGCCCGAGGGATTCTGCGTCGGGAACATTGCCCTTGTCGAGTTCACGCTTCCAATCGTCTTTCGCGGTGCGAAGATCGGATGTGACCTCCTGCTGATACTCCTTCAAGAGCTGCGAAGGCACGGCCGCCGTTTTGCTGACGCCGAGGAGTTCACCGGTGATGCCGGCCATCTCTGCGGCTTTCATCCCATACTGGAGGCGATTGCTCCAGCCATGCCCGCCGCGCGGGTTGGCAGCCGTCCAACCCTGCGGCCGCTCGAAACCGATCATGGCGGCGACGGCCTCGTCGACCGTCGTTGCCGCCTTGAGCCGCTGATATGCAGCGTTCTCCGTGGTTTCAAGTTCGTGAAGCACGAAATCAAGCTGGGTGGCAACATCATCGGGGGATGCACCGTTCGCGGCCGCGAAGGCTTTCAGCGCCCTTGCACGCGCACCGTTCCACTGGCCAAGACCGATGGAATCCGAACCGTCGTTGCCGTCGCCAGGATTGCGCGCCAGCGGGTTAAGGCCGGATTCCTGCATCAAGTTGCCGATGATGCCGGCGGCCATGACCTTGGAAAGCCCCTTGCCAACTAGATGGTTCATCGCCGATTCCATGCTGGTCGACGCTGAAGGTGAGACCGAGACCGGGCGTGACGGCGTGGGACGCGAACGGTTCGCGTTGCCAACGGCGTTTTCAAGGATCGCGACCTGCTCTGCATCCCCAAGTTGGCGATATTCAGAAAGGGTTCTCTGCAGCCGCCGATAGTTGCGAAGCTCCTGCGCCGTCGCAAGATCGCCGTTCTTGGCGATGTTGTTGATCAGATCGTCGTCAGCAGGATCATCGAAGCCCGCGCCCTGTTCCCACTTCTTTCGAACTTCCTTCGCCTCCTCCTTCAGCGGCGCGAGATTTGCGCGCTGCTCGGCCTTGAATCCGGTAATGGTCTGCCGGATCAGGCCAGCGTACTGGCGGCGTTCGGCCGGAGAGAGCGCCAGCTTCTCATCCGTGAGGATGCGCTCTTCGAGCTTCGCAGCCTCCGCGATGCCGCCGGTCTGGATGGCGCGATCTGCCTGCCCAAGGATGGCCTCGGCGGTATTGCGCGATTCCAACTGCGCCAGCTTCATTTCCCGCTCTTTATCCGGGAACTGGAATTCCGGCGTGCTGGACAGCTCGCCATATAGCGACCTGACCTCTGACTGACGATCACGGTATTCCGGCGTGTCGGTCCCGCCCTGGCGGGCCAACGCGCTCATCTCGTCTTCCTTCATGGCAATCGACGACAGGAGCGTCGTCTTCGTGTTCGCCATGTCGATCTGGAATTTCTGACGCTGGACGCCGGTGAAACCGATCTGCCCCTCGCGTTCGAGGATGCTCCGCAGCGGACCACGCAACTCTTTGTCTGGCGCATTGATGACGGTCTGGTCGGTGTATGCCTTCCAGCTGGTGCGGAACACTTCAGGATCGCCACGCGCTTCTTGCTGAAGCTGCGCGTTCATGGCCTTCGCGTCCATTTCGGATCGCGCCGTGAAGTCCATTGCCGCCGACCGATTATAGACCCGGTTCGCCTCCGTCATGTTGGACCGGAGATCAACCTTCAGATTGCCGTTGGCATCCCGGCTCACGGCGTTCTGGCCGGCGATCCGCGCGTCATCCTGCGCTTTCTTCTCCAGCATATTGCCAAGGCTGCCGAATGCCTGACCGACATAATCATAGACGTTGGCGACGTCGGCGCCGCTGATCGACGAGACCGGGCCACGGATCGTTGCGCCGCGCGGCTGCAGGGTAGGAAGCTTCACCATCATCAGGCTCCGAAGAATGAGGGCAGCGATTTCGCAACGCCACCGAAGAGGGCGGTCTTGGCGGCCGACTTGCGGAATTTCGCGTCCTGCTCATCCTGGTTCGCCTGCATCCGAGCGTTGCCGACCTCGATCTTTCGGTCGCGGTCGCTGATGCGCTGCTGATCGGCCTCGATCGCCATGCCGGTCGGGCTGTACATGCTGGCGCCGGATGACGCCCGGATCGACTTGATGTTGGAGATCGTCGAGTTCAGCTCGTCACGATAGCTTGCATCGATCTGGTTCGCGCGGACGCGACCGACCTCCGCCGCCCGCTTCGCCTTCTCGGCTTCCCACTGCTGGGCCTGAGACGCGCCGACGGCGCCGACCACACCGGAAAGGCCTGACATGATGCCGCCAAGAATTGCCGCTTCCATTAGACCGTTATCCTCGTGAACAGTTCGATCATCTTGAATTTCGCCGGGAACGTGCTCGTGAGCTCGACGACCGGATCGTAGGAGCGCCCGACCTCGCGATATCGATAGGTGTCATCCCGGGCAGGCACCGGCAGCGACATGTCATCGCCGCCCCTATAGCTGCCGAAGTCGCGGCCGCCGCACCGGAACTCCTGCGTGTCGCGCACGGTCATCAGCATCTTCTCGATCTTGCGGCGCTGCTCGCCCTGCCCGGCCGGCTGCCCGCCTTCGAAGTTGGTGAAGAGCGGGATCAGGGACCAATCGAAATCGATGCCGAGCGTGATCTTCTCGTAGTCGTCGAAGCCGTCGAGAACGCCGTCGGCGGGGATCGCCATCGGTCCGAAATAGAAGCCATCCGCGAAAACGGAGACCGTCTTGCCGGCGTGGAAGCTGACGATCGTTCCGTCGAGCTGCAGCTTCGATCCATCCTCGAAAGTCAGCGGCGAGCCGTCGTCGAACTGGAGGAAATCGAAGGACGAGCCGGAATCGATCGTCGTTCCGCAATCGCAGAGGAGGTCATAGTCGAGCGCTTCGGCGACCCCATACTCGACGCCGCCAAATCTGTAGGCCGACATCATGACGACTTCGCCGTAGGTGCCGGCGACGCTGAGCACCCGGCCGGCGCCCTCCTGCTTCAGCCAGCCGATGTATTCCCGATCCGGATTGAACTGGCCGGTCACATAGCTGCCGTCGCCATTCACGACATAGACCTGCCGGGAAGGGAATTTCGGCGTTGCCGACGTTGCGGCGATGGACTTGATGTCCTCGAAGAGATGCCGGTGAAGCCGGTTGATCTCGTTCGCGATGTATGGGCGCGACGTCTGGCCGGTGGCCGAAATAACGTAAATCCCGGTCTTCGACTTGTCGACGAAGATCAGACCCTCCGTCACCTCGATAGGGCGGATGTCGGAAAGCTCGCTGGTGAAGATCGGCCGGAACTCAACGGACCCCGGCTGGAGCGGCGTGCCAACGGATACCGGGATGTAGAAGACGCCGCGGTCGGTTACGGCAAACTCGTCATAGCCACCGACGACATGGAAGACCTGGCATTCCGCCGTGATGAATTCCAGCATCGCTTGCGCGGGGTCAGCGCCGATGGAGCCGTCCCGGTTGTTGCCCGTCGCCAGCCAGAAAATCGCATTCTTCTTCTGGGCGAAGTTCGTCATGATCAGGCGTTCCCGGTCTTTCGAGACCGAACGCGGCCAGCCGCGGTAATCGGAGACGAACTGCTCGTCCCACTGGATCACGGCGCCGGGCGAGGGCGCCGCCGCTACGGCGGAAATCTTCGACGATGCGGTCGGGCCGATCAGCGTTTCCCCGGTCTGCGGCGTGGTCAGCTTGTCGATCGACACGATGGAGACGACATTGCCGGCGACGGCGAACACCTCGCCTTTCGCATTGATCGTGTCCGTCTCGACGATCTGCCCGACCGAGAAACCCGAACCGCTCGCCACCGTGATCGCGAAGGACGGCGGCAATTCCTCGATGACGGTGGCTGAAGCGACGGTCGCCGAGATGGTCGAGGTGATGCGGAGCTGCCGGCCGCCATAGCGGAAGACGACGCCGGCATGCTGGCTGCTCAGCACCGGGGCGCTGAAGGTGACGGTGATGTTTCCGGTTAGCCCCGACGGCTGCATCGACACATTCTGCGTCGCCTCGAAGCGGTAGAACGGCATGCGGATCGCTCCATCGAGCCCGATGCCGAACTCGTAGGGCGCGATCTCCCAATCGTAGGAGCCTTCAAAAATCCTGATGACCTGCGTCCGGCCGCGCCAGGCGACGAAAATCTCGTTGTCCATCGCCTCGAAGACGAGCGAGGAGAGATCGTCGACCGTCCACGGCGCCAGCAGGGACACGACGAGCGCCCCGCTCTGCGTGCGCACCTTCACGCCACCATTGACGAAGACCACCTTGAACGCGGCATCGTCGAATGGCTTGAAGTCCATGATGACGCCATAGTCCTCGAACAGGAGCCGGCGGCCCGGGCGGCGTGTGATCGCTCCGGTGTGAGTGCAGACGAGATTGCGGGCCCGCCGAACCGCCGTCTTCAGCGCATCGACGTCATCCCGCCGGATCGCATCGGGATCCACCTCGCCAGTGGAGAAATCACGCTGACGGATGATCAGATCGTTCAGGCTCATACCCGGCGGCTCCTGCGCGCGACGGCCACCTTCGACTTGTAGGTATTGCGGGCCGGGTTCTGCTGATCGACGTGGGAGCGGGTCTCCTCGAGCAGGATCTCTGCCTTCTGTTCCCGGCGGGAGGCTTCCGTGAAGTCCTCGTTCAGGCCGCGCAGGCACCCCGCCTCGACGTAGAGCGTGAGGATTTCCTCCGCCATCGGGTGAAGCTTCTCCTCGGAGACCTGCTTGACCACGTTCGCGTAGATGTTGGAATCGTATCGGCAAGACAGAATGCCGCCGATGATCTCGTATTCGGTCAGCGGCGCGACGTCGTGGAAGACCTCTTTGACGTGCAGGGTGTTTTGCGGCAGGCGGAAACCACTCTGCCGGAAGCGCCGCGACTTGTTCTCATCATCCGGCGCGCGGACAAGCAGGTCGATCGTCGAGGCGAAGGGCCACGAATGGCGCGCGACCAGGAAGCGCAGCGCTCGCTCAAACGCAGCATTCGCGACCTGATATTCAGCCGACGGATCGTTCAACACCGAGACCGAATTGTTCCCGGTGGAGATCAGCGCGT